TGTTGTTTCTATTAACAATGTCCACTTTCTTAATACCTTTAGAGTTCTTATTAAACAAGGCCTCTTCAATCAATAAAGGTATGGAACTCTTGCCCGTACCATTGGTACCTACTAACTGTACGATTAAATCTTTTTCTAAGTCTAACTCATTATTCTCTCCATAAGAGAAACAATTAGACCACTTTAACTTTTTAAGTATAATCATGAAATACTCCTAAAACCTCTTTTACCTTCTTTTCATTTAGTCCCATAATAAACTGTAGATACTCAGACAACTCGTCTTCTAGAGTCATCTCTGCAGTAAGAATTAAAGCAGAATCATTATGTCTCTTTATTAATTTCTTGTCCAACAGAGCATTATCCTTGTCTACCTTCACTAACTCACTAACATCGCCTTCTAACTCGTATATGGTGTGATGATAGTTAGTCTTTATCATTTGATCCGGGTGACTAACCGTTTGTCTAATAAGTTGAGGTAGCTTTAGTTTCATCCAAGACCAGTCAAGTGTCTCACTATCGAATAATAGTACTCCAGTGTCCACAGGGTTCCTATGGAATGATGTGGTAACGGGGCTGCCTGGGTAAATTATGTTACCCTGAGAGTTAGAGTGAGAATGTAAGTCCCCCGCAATAACTAGCTCCCATTGCTCCAAAGTTTTCAAGTCAATTTCAGGCTGCACGTGTGGAGGAATTTCGCCCCTTACATGAGTGAATAAAGTTCTACCTTCGAAGTCTTTAGGGTCAAACTCTTTTAACTTGTTGTAGGGGATAAAATCCATATCTTCTAACGTATAGTAGTCGTCAATGATTTCCACTAAAGGGTTGATGGCTTTAGTCACGTCTTTCAAGTTTGATAAGAAAGATGTATTCTTCTTTAGAGCTTCGTGGTTGCCAGGGTATATAATAGTTCTTACACTAATATCTCTTATGTACTTGAAATACAGACTGAGTTCATCGAGCGTCGGCATCCTATCAAATAGGTCCCCGCCAATAACGTGGAGGTCTATTGTCTTTTCCAACTTATACAGTTCTTTAAACATAAGTTCGTAACGATTAGTTGCCCACTCACGTGGAACACTCTTCTGTCCTAACTTAATGTGCCAATCGGCGCTGAATAAAATTTTCATTGGTTGTTTCCTTATGTAATAAAAAGCCCCAGTTACGGGGCTTCCTTATTTCTTGTTACTTACAGTAGTTCAGTAACTTCTTCTGCAACTTCTGCTGGTACATTATCAGAACCGCCGTTTTCAAGGATTCTAGTTTCAATGAACTCTTTCTGTTGGTCTGCTGAGGGACGACTAATAACATCGTCAATGTTAGGTAACTCTTTAGTAGCTTCTAACTCGGCTTCACCTAAAGGACGTACTTTACACTTTAGTACTTGCAAGGTATACTCTACATTAAAAGGTAAAGGGCCTGTCTTCTGCTTCTTAAATGCTAAGTCCCAACCAGTTACTGGGTCTGTAGGGTCACCTAAGTCTTCTGCTGCTACCATTACTGCTTCAAATAACTTCTTTTTAAGGTTAAGTACTTTAACCTTACCATCGTCTGGGTCAATACATTGTACTGCATACGCCCATGAACATTTCATATCTGTATGGTAGTGTCTTACCCAGTCCTTTTCAATATTTGTAAATTGTTCTTTATCTCTATCAAACCCTAAGCACTCCATAGGAACACGCTTACCGTCTGCTGTTGTTACCCAATAAACATATCTAGGAAGTACGTCTCCTACCATGCGGACAACATTGTTGCCTTCTTTATACGTGTACGCGTCTACTGATGATTTCTTTGCTTTTCCTGTTACATTGCCAAATTTAATTGCCATAATCTTTTTCCTCGTAATAAAATTGTATATTATCTTGCTCATCGAGTTCTAATAAAGGATTGTCCTCTATATCTCTCCGAGTTATCTCTGTGTATCTAAAAGGTAGGGTTTTCACTCCCTGCCATTTGTAATCTAAGTAATTTCTATAACTTGCAAGTTCCATATAGGCAACCATCTGTTCTAGAGTTACTTGAAGTTTGTTCTTAAATAGTTCTTTAGGGTTTAGCAGGAAGCTATCCCCAGTTATATCTTGTCCGTAGAAGCGACTTAAACTTTTCTTCTTTTTAGGCATTTTAATACTATAAGTATAGATAACCATTAATCTTATTGTATTTTTAGTATTGCCCTTGCTTAGTTTAAGCACCCTTTCCCAGTCGTAAAATATCACCTTTAAATTCCTATTTTCGAATGTATATTATACCAATATTTAACATAAATGTCAAGTAGTATTTTTCTATTGTTAAACCCCTGCCACTACTTTAATATCATATCCTTGCTTAATATACACAGCGGAACGTGCTTTCGCCTGCCTTGCGGCTGTGTTACCCTTCAACTGTATATCTAAAACGACAGGCTGTATTTTCCCGTCCATCTTTCTAATAACTCTACCTATTAGCTGTATCAGTAAAGGTTCATTATTGATTGGAGTACCCAGAATGAGGCAACTAAGCTCATTAACTGATATACCCTCGCTGAAGATGCTTTGCGACCCATAGAGGATATCTGCCGTTCCATCTTTAATCTTTTTGAGTTCTTCGTCTCTTTGTTCATGTGGTAGCTCCCCTGTAATACATATTGCGTTATTTCCGGTTAGGTCGGCGCACCTATTTAAAAACTGGACCCTATCGCTTACAACCAAAACCTTATGGCCTTTTGCTGCGTACACGGAAGCAAGCTGTGATATCATCCTCTGATACCCCTCATCATACGCAACAGCGTTAACTCTATTAGCCCAGGGTATCTTAGCACTATCTGGAAATCTCGTCTCAGACTTCACCAATACTACCCTAGGGGTTATGTAGTTCTCTTTAGGGGGTTGGTGTACATCGAAACCAAAGTAATCATTAAATATAACGTGCTTACCGTCCTTGCGTTTCAACGTACCGCTTAGCCCTATTTTGTATCTTGCGTTACTTTTATCAATTATCTTAGAGAAGGTAGGTGCAGAAACGTGATGCATTTCGTCCAAAATAAGAGTTCCAAACATATTTTGAATTTCTTTCATTTTCTTGCCAAGAGTCTGTACGTTAGCCACTACGATGATAGGGGTTATGTCAAACTTTCCGCTGCCAATGATTCCGGGCTTAATGCCCAAGCAATGTTCTATTTCCTTTTCCCACTGGTCTCTCAACGCCAATGTGTGTACTACAACTAAAGTTTTCTGCCCTAATTTAGCAGCCACGGCTATCGCTGTAAAAGTCTTACCCCAACTCACAAAAGCGTTAATGATTGCGCTATCTTGAATTGAATCGTGAACCTTGGCCTGGCTATCCCGAAGGTCAAATTTGAACTTGGGAAATTCGACAGGTACTAAAGTCCTTTTATCAATGATTTCATAATCGTCAGGAACTAAATCCATCCTACCAGTAGGTACCGTTATTAGCTTGCTACTAATCCTACCCATATTCTTGATAATAGTAGGAGGCTCCATAGGGTTATATGTAGGTATAGTATACGTTAACTCTCGGTCTATCAGCTTCTGCTGTTTAGCGTCAGCGGACATATAAATTCTATTTGATAAAACTGCTTTTTCACTCATATTTTCCTCTTAGTGTCTTTTAGTTTCTCAGTAGTCACTTCGTAAAGTAAGTACCCCTTGTCTATATGTAGTAGCCCTGCGTACTCCGCGGCTAAGTTCAGCTTACCTGCTATTTCAAAGAAGGAGTTTACGCCTTTAACTTTGAAAATAGTAGTTGTATCTGTGTACTTCTTATAGATGATTTTCTTATAAACTAAAGGGTGATAGACACTCTTAGTATAATGATATATCTTCCCTTCGAAATCTATAAAGTCCAGTATCTTAGATGCCAGTAGGTCTTTAAAGTTCCAAATCGCTTTTCTCAACGGATAAACCTTGTAGTCCTTTAAAACCTTAATAGCTAACCTACGTTTAGGGAAGGGCATAGACTTATCTGCTAAGTCTATTCGTCTAATCCCATGCCTATCAGTTATTAGACCTTCTCCAATATGCTCGTGAGGCCTAATAACCCAAACAGGCCAGTGTATATTAGAGAAATTCTGGGTACTGTTTATCGAATTTACTAAAGGCATAATCGTCTCCAATATCTAAATCTACTCCGATAGGCTGACCTGGTATAGAACAACCTCTGTCTTTCTGAGTAAACTTAGCCATGATTTCAGATACCTCTTTTACATCTTTGTCAGCTACTTCTAGTACTAAAGAGTCATGAACAAGGGCGATGATTACCGCGTCTTTATTATTATCTTTAATCCATTGATTTAACTCAATACCGGCAAGAAGATTGATGTCACTAGCCACAGACTGAATAAGGAAATTAATGCCGCTGCGCACTTCGTGTGATGCAACACCTTTGTCATTACTAAATACGTTGCCAAGACGACGCTTACGTCCGAGAATACTGTAGATATATCCATTTGCTTCGATGTCCTCCTTAGACATTTGCAACCAGTCCTTTAGTCTAGGAAAGGTTCTAAAATATTTGGCGATTGTATCTTTCGCTTGTTGAATAGAAAAAGGTTTGCCACTGTCTTTAGTAACTGTCTCAGCTACTTTAGCAGGGCCGGAACCATACATAATACCGAATGTAATAGCCTTTGCAGCTTGTCGCTGTGTAGGGGCCTCGTCTTTGATGTCACCCACTGCGTGAGGTAGCTGAAATACCATCTTAGCTACTGTAGAGTGTAAATCTCCACCACTCTTAAATACGTCCTGTAGCTTCTTAT